ATGCTGATACCGGCCGATAGCAGATCGTGCGCCCGGCTCGGCGTCAGGTTCTTGCTCTGGTCCATACTGGCGTACTGTGCGACGAAGACGTCGCCCGCCGACTTGACGGCACTGATGCTGGGCTTGGTCCAGGCATAGTCGATGCCTGGCACACCGTTGCGAGTTAGCGCTGGTGCATGCACCGTAGCGAACTTGAATGTAAAGTCCGGCTTGGTGTCGGAACCTGGAGGAATTGCCATCACGGCCTCCTCCATTGCATCGATGCTGTAGGTCATGATTTCTTCGCACCACCCTTCCCGGTACCGGGCAAGTCACCGTACAACCGAGCCAGGATGCCGAATGCGGCATCCTCCTGCTCGGCCAGGGTACCGGCGTCCAGTTCGTCGAGAGCGTCCAGATCCTTCCGGGCCTGCTCCGACCCAGAAGCTTGCCTCGTCGCCACGAATTCCCTGAGCGCCTCGTGAAGCGAATTACTAAGAGCCATTCCCTTTCTCCTGTCTCCGAAGATGTGCTTCCCTCAGCGTATCGTAGCGCGTCAGCGCCCGTATAGGTTGGAGCAGTTGATAGGCTTGAAAGTCTGGCCAACAAACGCCAGGAACTCCTTGTTCTTCTTGGCCTGAGCAGGAGTAGGATGCTTAGCTCCGAACTTGTTGACTATGCCCTCCCATATAGCAATCTGATCGCGCCTGGTTGTGTTGGCGGTATGGCATGCCGACAGCTGGGCATTATGCAGAGTATTGAAGAACAGCACAAGCGTGATGGTTATTGCTATGTCCAGGCAGATTGTCACGGCCAGCCCGATGATAATATGGTTGATGCGCTTCTTGAATGCAAACAGCTTGTCGATCCTCCGGATTGACTCGCCTAGCATCTCCGCCAGCTGAATAGGGTCCATATCTCTATACTCAGGCATCACCATCCCGGTCCTCCCTCTTCAATGTCTTCCACAGATGAGCCTGTTTCTCAAGTGTCTCGGCAAGCTCGGCAATCAGTTCCTTGGCTCTCTGCTGCTGTCCCTCTATCTCACGATCGATATCATCGTCCGTTAGCCCATCAACCCTACGGCGGAGCGAGAATCTCATGACGATTTCTCCATCCTGCCGGCCAATTCTGTCAGCAGCCCAAGCACATGCTTCTGCGATTGGCTGATAGCCTCTAGCACCGGCATGGTCTGCTGCTCCTGCAGGTCCATAAGCTTGTCGCGCTGATCCTCCGCTCGCTCCGCGCGCCTCTGCATCGATGCTAGCATTGCCTGGGTCTGCTGCCACAGATCGTCTGCCTGGCTTGTGCTGACTCGGCCACTCCCAATCCTGCGGCTCGTCAAAACGGTGGCCAGGCCGGAACTCAGGGCGATGGCGACCGTGACGATTATCCCAAGCCATACCAGGTCCATTCACAACCTCGTCCCTAGACCAGAGGGAATGTTGTGTACAAATCAACTCGACTTGCAGCCAGCGCAATTCCATAGCACTGAATAGAGCCATCAGTCTGGAACTCAAGGGCAGGCGTTTCCAGATTGCCGCTAACGGTCTTGATGGCATCGCTGTAGCAGACAACACGATGCGTGTTAGAGACCTGAAACCCCGTCGGGAGTGCACCGGCATTCCAGATGTTGGTACCATCCGAGGCAGAGCCAACGGTCAGATCCTTAAATGAGACCTGGAGATCGCCATTGTTCAAACGGTACTGGGCGTGACCACCTATCCCCCAGCCATTGGCCATGCCGGGCATATTACTGAAGGCAGCGGGTGCCTGGGTGACTGGAGTCCAGACCGATCCCGTCCATACCATGAGCACGCCGGTGTCGGTCTGGAAGTACAAGGTCGGCCGAACAAGCCAGAGAGGCATATTGGCCGCCAGCCCAGACTGCATGCTCTTCCCGGTGTCAAAGCGCTCGTCGATCAGCCCGGTCAGCGCTCCGGTAGACGCACTAGTCCAGTGCGAGATTGGCAGGTCCCATATGCCAGTAGTGGTCTGGGTGAGGGCGGGGATGACCGGAGTTCCAGATGGCGTGCCGGTAATCACCACGGGCTGTAGAAAGGCTGTGGCTGTTCCAGCCGTTCGGTTCAGACGCATGACGAGCCGATCGATCCGGTTTGACCCCGAGGCAGCAGGAATAGCCGTATTGAATGGGGCATCACATGACCATAGCTTGCCCTTAACGACACAGGCACCAGCAGCCATCACGGCATTCCGGCCCACGCTATCCAGGCTCGGTGCCAGGCTCGTTGTCGGATTCAGGATGACGCCGTCACCAGCTCCCATACCAGCAGCAAGCGTCTCCCAGTCGGCATCAGTGGTAAGCTGAAGAAGAGGCTGGGGCCGGGCATTCGTTGCGGTCATGGTCCTATCCTATCTGGGCATTGAGCCGACGCTCAAGTCTCCGGACACGCTTGAGCAACTGTGCTGCAAATGATGGGTCAATAGAGCCTGGATCTGAGGCATATCCAACTGTCGGGATAACCGACAATGCAGGCTGCTGACTTGCATCCGCAGTCAACGTCACGCCCGAGACGATATCGGAATACACATCTCCAGGACGTGGCTCAACTGATACCAGGTCTCCTAGGAAGTAGTCACGTCCGAATGTCAGCAACGGTATGTCAGTGGCGGTCATAGCCAGAGACGGACTAGGCTGGCCCTGGACCAGAACATCTACTGCAGCCTGCTGTGCCTGCACCGGATCGGTCTGGCCGGTCTGATCCGAGTAGACCTCTATGCGGCTCCAGTCCGTCTCAGGATTGGGATTGTCATTCGCAAAGAAGAACAATGGTGCAGCACCAGCCTGTGCCAGGACGGTTGTCGCCGTCGGATCGGAAAGCGAAAGCGAGATAGAGGTCAGGTTGCCTATGTCAGGGCTGAAGTAGGCCGTGCCCGTCCTATCGGTAGGCACATAGGTGTCAAAGGAGAGTCGCTGTCCATTCCGGGTGATCTTTAGACCCATAGGTCCGCCCGTGCCGATCAGCGTCCGGATGATGTCCATCAGGTTAAGATCGACACCCTGGGCAAACTTGACGTTGTACTTAACCTGTCCACCCCGGCTGGCCGTCGGTACTATGTCCATCAGGGCCATCCGCCGGGCGGCCTGCGCAGTTGGCCCGACATTGTCGGAGACCAGGTTCTTAATGACATCCTCGAGAGTGCCAGTATAAGTCTTGACGCCGGTCGCAGTCTGGCCCGCCCAGCCCTTCGTAGGATCCGGGAATGCGATTCGATTAGCGATTAGAGCGAGGTAATCGGACCCAGCCAGGGTAATTAGTGGGCCAGGCGCGGATACCGGCCCAGATGTCGTCCCCGTACCTGCCTGCTGGTTGCTAGCGAACGTATACCCGGGGATCTCAACCTTGCCGCCAAAGCTGAAGAGCCCCTGCCAGTCAATCTCTACCGTGCACAGACCGTTTTGCGTAACGACTCCAGTCACCGGGTCTACTGTGATAAACTTCTTCACCAGCTGCCAGAAGTCATCGTCGAATGGAATCGTCATGGCCCAGGCACCGACAAAGTTGTAGAACAGCTGTGCAGTCAGAGCTGTGAAGTTGATCGGCGCCAGCACATTCAGGTTCTCATCCATCAGCGTCGCCGTTACAGGATCAGTCGATCCGCCTGGCGGATTGAAGATGATCGGAACGGCAGGGTTGATAGTCAAGAAGAATGTGGCACTAGCAGTGTGACTAGCAGAATCTGTAACCGTGACCGTAATGGATACGGCTCCGTTGGTGCCGATGGCTGGTGTGCCGGAAAGGAGCCCAGCACTACTCAGCGTCAGCCCGGTCGGAAGCGAACCAGTGCTGAAGGTGTCAGGCGGAATGCCACCTCTGGCCCCACCAGACAAATCCTGCGAGTACGCCTGCTGCTCCTGGGCAACCGGAAGCGTTCCACCCGCCAGTGTCAGCGGGACATCAATGACGAGCGTAATGGCCTGCGACTTCGTTGCCCCGACATTGTCGGTAACCTTGAACGCCAGGGCATAACTACCACCCGTGCCGGTCACTGGCGTACCAGACACCACGCCAGTAGATCCAGCCAGACTCAGCCCAGTGGGCAAAGGTACCGAGCCGGTATCCAGAGACACGGTTCTCGGAGCGATACCTCCCGCAGTCACCACTGTCTGCGAGTAGGCTGCCCCCTCCTGGCCATTCAGGAGCGAGGTAGTAACGAAGGAAAGGGCCGTCGTAGCCGGAATGGCATAGACTGTTACAATCGCACCGGCCCACGACGTCATCGGGCCGCCACCTGTATAGGTGTCAGTCGTGGCCATAGAGCTTACGCCACCTGTTGGAACCGTTCCGCGCAGGCAGTGGAATATGTTGGTGGAGTTATTGGCAGTACCATCCCCAACGGCTGGCGCTGTCGCAGCCCAAGTTTGGCCTGTGAATGCAGCTGTTCCGAGCGCTCCGATGACACCCCGCATCAGACCGCCCTGATACGTGCTCGTGACCAAGCCTGTGCTTAGGGCTGCCGGGCTGGCGACACCCGAGAGAGCACCGTTGCTTGCCGTCTGATCTATGACCGCCGTGTATCCAGCCGGTATCGTCTCCTCATACAGCTTGCCCTTGACAACGGCGCTCGGATTGGTATATGTGAATGTCGCCAGATGCGAGGCATCGCCATACAGCCCTGCCGGAGCATTGAGGTAGGCCCATATACGGACATGGCACTGCCCGGTCGTTGTGCCCGGTCTGCCATCAGCAACCAGAACCCAGTTGGAGTCTATGGGAGTTACAACCTGAGAACAGTCATTGCTCTCGAATTCTGCGAATAGGCTGGAGTTTGCCAGCGTAGCAGCACCGCCTGTTGGCGGAACGGCCTGGTTGTTCCACAGGCTGATTGTTCCAAGACCAGTCAGCGCATTCCACAAGTTCTGCAACGGACCGATCATATCGCTGCCGGCCGTCAGCGTGTTCTGGTTCGGAAGGCCCACATCACCGTTGTACCACATAACAGCCGTCCGCTGGGCGGCCGGGCAAGCTAGAACCGAAGACTGGATATATGCGATGTATTGCGGGAACAGCGATGGCGTATAGGATGCCGTGCCCAGTGCTCGGCCAATCTCGCCATATCCGAAGGCCATCCCGTGCGTCATGCACAATGTCCGGAGTGGCTCAACCGGTGTCAGGTTTGTTGTTCCACCACTAGTCAGTGTCTCCCAGGTCGAACCATAGAAGTCAATGATGCCCTCATCAGGCGTGATGCCCAGGGCAATGATAGCCGACAGCCACTCAGCCGCAGGCCCGCCATCAACGGCCGTCGTCAGGCTATGGCCGGCTGCATCATAGACGATCTTAACATGATGCCCAAGCGGATCGGTGATCGCCTGAATCAATGGCGCATAATGCGCAAACCCTGCAGCAAAGTCACTTCCATCTGATGCAAATCCCCAGCTGGCATTCTGTGGCTCCTGGTATGGAACAACACGGATGCCATTGGCTCCCTGCGGATGGTTATTGGCCCACCATTGCACGCTGGAGACAAAGTTGGCATCCTCAGCCGGGCTAAATGTCGTGAAGTTCGGCTGGTAACAGAGCCATATCTGCGCGCCACCCATCACGATGGGCGTAATATCACGACCAGCGCCGTCAATGAATGCAGTCGGATACACACCGGCATGGCCATGGCCGCTTCCGCTCTGGCCCTGGTAATAGACCTTCTGCGCCGAATAGCCAAACCTGTACTGTGACCCAAGAACGTTGTCGAAGAAGTCAGCCGCCAGCTGATGCGTATTCTGGGCGGTCGTAGGTAGATTGACATTGCATATAGCACCGACCAGACTACCGGTTGTCGTAGAGTTTGACCCGGTGAAGTTCTGTGATTGCTGGCGTTCCGTAAATGCCCCAGATGTCCCCAGCCCGGTAGGGATGGTCTCGGGACTCCCATAGTCAATAACGTTGGTTCCGGAGATGATACATACCGGAGGAGTAGTGCCGACATGTGGAATAAACGCCATGTTCTCCGGTCGGCTGTTTATGAATGCCAGGCTTCCAGTCGGGTCTCCATCTACCCAGTGCGAGCCGTCGGAAGACAGCGCCAGTCCTGAGCCAGAGCCGGTGTCTTTGACGCAGCAATAGACATAGCCTGTGTCTGATATGCCGCAAGGGCCAGGCTGGCCACTTCCAACACCAGTAGCTATCGGGCCGGTCTTGATAGCGCCAGAGCCAACTGTTCCGGTATGCGCACCCGTAATCTTGAACAGGCCAGATCCGGTTGTATACCAGATCTCTCCAAGCCGGGTTGGGTGCGCCGCGATCGTGCCGCATTGCCCGTCCGAGTTGGTAACTGCAAGAACTTGGACCCAGCTACCGGCTAGGCCGTAGTTGTTAGAACGCCAGATTCCAGACGCCTGGTCGAACACATACACATACTGGCTGCCCGGCCTATGAGCAAAATTGACAAGGTTGCCCGTTCCACCCGTACAAAATGCGCTCGAAACAATAGACCATGTCGTCCCGTTGTGATACCATAGCCCGGTGTTAGGCGTAGCGGCCAGAAGTGTTTTTGTGCCACCCGAGTTATTCAGAGCGCAAAGCCCAACGGCAACCTTATGGCCTTCAGCAACACTAGTAGCAGAATCTACGGCCGTTGCCAGGCCCATCGCAGACCAGGCAGGATTAAGAGCCTTGGTCGCCTTATAGACGTCTCCAGCAATTGTCGTGTATTTTTGGTTGGTCGCGGTCGAGCTAGTGTAGATGAGCGTTTCATCTTCGCTGATGGCTACTGCATATGCCTCAGCAGAGCCAAGCGGGTTTACGGCATTCAACGACGAGGCATTTTCGCTACCGACTGCCAGGTCGATGATGGTGCCGAAGTCGGAACAAGTGTATATACTGCCCCAGGAGGCGGCTGCAATCGCATGCGCAAGGAACTGTGGAATGATATTGCTGCAATGCTGCCACTGGGAGAGCGAGTTCACCCAGCGGTACAAGCCCTGGGATGCCCCGCAGTACAGGTCTCCGAAGTGAGCCGGATCCGGATCCCACTTGATATTCGGATTGACGAATCCTGCACCGCCGAGCGCTTCTCCGCTGCCGCTATTCCACCAGGATCTTGTTCCGCCAACGGTCTGGATGACTCCGACGTTCAGCTGCGAATTCAGGTTCGTCATCTGGAGCGTACTGCTAATTGCCCCGGTAGTAAGGTTCCTGACAAACTTGACGATGCATCGATGGGTGTCATCGCCTGCTAGTTTGACAGGCTTGGCACCTCCGATAGCTATCCAATGATTACCCGATCCATCGTTGATGACATCAACACTCGACCACCACGATGTTGGATCCAGAGCACCGGTGGCGCCTATCTGAGTCCAGCTATTGGTGTTCGATGTTGGCGCCACCCACAGACCGTTGAAGCCCAGGGCCACATACACCCATCCATCTGCGACTACGACGTCTTCTACGGTACAGCCGGTCGGAAGCCCAGAGCACTGGATGAAGTTAGGCGCAGTGGCATGTGCATTCGCACATTTCCATAGGCCGCCAAAGCTGCCCGTTCCTTTGTCCCCGAATCCGGCATACACTGTCGTATTAAGTGCAGGATCCTGGAACATAGCACGAGCATAGTAGCTGGATCCAGGAGCAACACCGGCCATACTACATATTACCGGCCATGTATTGCCATGGTCGGCTGAACGCATAATGCCTTGCTTCATCGTAGCCGTGAATAGATAGCTGCTGTCCTCGGCAAAGTACCGACGGCCAGAACGCTGCCAGTTGTTGCTTACCCCTCCGGGCACATGATAAGTGTTCCCGGCATACTGCGGAATATTACTGAGCATGGCCCAGGTGTCCATACGGTCGGTGGACTTCATGATGCCACCATTGCTACCGGAATTACCTACGGCAATCAGGACCGTGTTGCCAGCTCCGGCCGGGTCGAACTGCGGCGCAAATACAGAGGCTATCTGATGCCAGGCACTCTGGGGGCCCTGCCCGCGAAGACGGGTGACACACTGCTGCCCATACAGATGGGTCGTACCGTCACGCTGGGTCCTGGATGTACCCTGGGTGTCCGAGCCCATATACAGATAGCCGTCGCCAGAGAAGTAGATGTTCTGGAGAAGGCCGCCTGCATCAAATTGTGCTGGCGCGAAAGCCATCATGCCCGCAGCCACCTCCTGGTCCATGTCAGCCGTATAGACGAATCAGGGCCAGCGCCACCCATAGTCAGGAATATCTCATTCTGCCCGCGTGCCAGGGCCCATAGATCGCGCGGAGTTGACTGGACAATCTGGGACCAGACGCTCACATTGGCATCTACATCGATAGCGCTCTGCTGCCCTGGCTGCGTGTTCACCTGTATGTGCTGCAAGTCTGCCAGGGCCGTCGTGAAGCTGAATTGCCTCCCGGTTGTCTGATTCTGCACCGTTGCAAGTCCAGGGCCAGTAACGAGCCATTCCGGATAGGCTTCAGCACCACCCTCGTTGTCGATGATATCGCTGCCGAACACCGTACTGCTACCAAACTGAATCGGAAGAATGGGAAGAATCCCAATCGGAGTAGCACCGGCAAGCCCGTAAGTTATGACGTTAGGATTCAGGTCATACCAGAATGGGTCGTCCGCCTGGAGCGAAAGGGTGTAAGTAGACCAGTCAACACCTTCATCTGTAGGGATGTCCTGGCCTCCGACACAGAACACATTCCGAAAGCGCGAGGTACCGTCCTGGCGCTGAATAACAAGCTTTCCTGGTACCGGGACATTATTCCGGACATTGTAAAAGGCATATGCAAATGAATCAAGCAGCTTCATATAGGCATTGATGTTTCCTTGGCTCTGGAAGAACAAGCCAAGCCCTACGGCTCCAGGCTGAGGCGTATATAGCTGCGAAAGTGCTCCGCCCTGGAGCAATGGAATGGACGAAAAGCTGACCGGCAGCCCTGACACACCGGTGATCCCCGTACAGATGTAACCATTAACGAGCGTCAGATCTGTCAGTGGCCAGGTATTGCCGTCCGGATCTATGTAACTGATCTGCGGCGGAGGAATAGAGTCGAATATCGGATTGACTCCAGACTGGGCAAAGGTATCGGGAGGACCTAGCCCCATGATCGTCATATCAATTCCTCCGTCCCATTCTCGCCAGCTTGCCCTTTCCAATCTCCATCTCCTGGAACGACTGGCGAACTTCAGCCCGCAACACCTGGCGAGTCATCCCATCAAAGTGTGCATGGTATTCCGTACTACCGCTGCCACCCTTGCTGGCAGCCGAGTAGATGGCATCCCATTGGCCCGACGTCAGGACCGGCTCAGGCTTGGTAGCCTTGCTCATGCCGATCTCGCCAGGATACATCCAGCCGCCCTCGTCATACCAGTGCGGGGACCGGCGCAGCCATGTACCGTACGCATTAGCCGGAGTTCCGTAGACCTGGTGAATATAACCTTCGCCCCATCTGATCTGAGCAGCCGCATTGCCCGAGGCGGCCAGGGCGCCCATCTTCCCAGGCGGTAGTGCCTGCGGGATCCCGAATGCCCCAGACGACGGATTCCGCGCGCGTGGATTCCATCCAGACTCGCCATTCCACAGAGCTATCAATGGTGGAAGCTGATTGCCGCCCCAGCCGTAGAAATGGAACAGGGACGCCGCATATTGTTGCAACGCACGCACCGCGCCGGAGGCTGGCCCTCCCGAACCACCAGCAGCAGCTGCGGCTGCAGCTAGCTGATTCCCGAATGTCTTTGCCATCGCAATGACAACGGGAATAAGCGCATCGGCTATGGCAGAGCTAGAGGGTAGAACGGTCTTGACATTCACGCCACCACCTGTCGCATACCCAACCAGGCCACCATTGGCATATCCGATCCAGGCTCGGCCTTCATTGATGGCGGCCATAGCCTTGTTGCCGTACTTGGCAGCACTAGCTTGCTTGATGACCCATTCCCCATGGCTGAGTAGCGCCAGGTTGGAATCGCTCGTGGCAGTACCCTCGCCATAGATAGGGCCACCTCTGGCCAGAGGCTTCGCTAGGGCTGGGCCCTGGCCCCTGCCGGATCGAGCCGCAGCAAACGCCACGCCCACATTCACGGTTCTGCCGTTAATACCGCCGAGCGCCGCGTTGACACGAGACTTGAAGATATCGAACTGGTGGGCAGCATCCTTCAGCTTACCGCCAAGACCGGGAACCCATCCGAATGCCTGTGCCGCCCCGTGAATGATGGCGCCGAAGATATTGAGCAGCACCGTAAGGAACACTCGAAACAGCCGCTTTCCGCCCTCGATGGCGGAACTGATCTGAGACAGGAAATGGTCCCACAGGAACTTAGCGGCAGGCAGAATGATGTTCTTGAACACAAAGACGGCAACCTTACCGAATACGTCCAGGATAGGCTTTGTCACAGCCCACCATATCTTAGCATCAAGCACCAGAGCCTTCCATACCACACCGGCAATCTTGGCCAACAGCAGGAAGAGACCGACGATGATATCGAAGCCAATCTTGAACAATGGCCCGACAAACTTCCACAATGTTGTGGCCGCACTCTTCATGCCATTCCAGGCTGCACGCCAGTGGGCACTCACGAAATCAACCGTGATGATGATCAGCTTCAGGCCGGGGAAAAGGAACTGGCCCCAGCCATGAGTCAGGAAGTTCCAGGCATCCTGGGCCCAGTTCTTGATGTCCTGCCAGATCTGCTTCCAGTGAGTGGCCAGAAAGCCAGTGGCCAAGCCAACGGCAATGGTGGCCGCGATGATACCGCCAAGGCCAGTAGCGCCCATGAGGATGACAATAGCAGCCGAAATAGCGAAAATAGCAGGAATCAGAAGATGGTTAGCCGTTAGCCAGGTAAGTGCGGCCACGGCAAGCTTGGCCATAATTACGATGCCCGGAGTAAGTGCTATGATCAGGATCGTGATAAGCGGGATCAGAACCTTGAGCAATTGCAATCCAGTAGGAAGCAACTGTAGGAACAGCTGCGAGAATGCCTTCATGAGCTGAACCAGCTGCGGACCTACAATAGCACCAGCCGCATCACCGAACTGGGCAAACTGGTCGGAGAGCTGTTCGAATGCTTTCGTCTTGACCCAGGCCGAAAATGGCATGAGGAAGTTCTGAATGACACTGATCCCGACAGAAGCAAATGACAGCAATTCCGGGAGGATGCTCTTGATGAACCCGGCTCCCAGTTGGATCAACTTATCTACAGCCGGAGCTAGCTCCTTCTGTAGATCCTGGAATGACTTCTTGATGCCCTCTAGGGAACGCGCCATTTCACGCTCTTGCGGTGTCAGCCTAGCAAACGCTGTCTTGCGTGCCGCGCCAAACTTGCCAAGCGCTGCAGTAGCCTTGGTGATCTCAGGAACGATGAATGCTGCGGCTGCACCTATTCCGAGCGTCGCAGCACCCAGTGGCCCAATACCGGCCAACAATGCCGAGCCGCCTCCGAACAGGCCGCCACCGATAAGGCTGCCTAGTGCAATACGGCCAAGTGACTGACGAAGCTGCGATGCTAGATTGCTGCCGAACCTTCGGAGACTGTTCTGATCAGTCTCCACCTTGACCTTAACCGGCCGAGCCTCCTGCTCCGCGCGCATGGTATCGATCTGGTCCTTGGCCTTTGTGGTATCAGCGTCCACATTGGCCTTGAATCCCTCCTTCTCCAGATCAGCCTTTACCTTCTCGATGCTTATCCTGATGGACTCCTGGATACCACGACCGAGCTTGGCTCCATACTCCCGGCCCACATTATCAGCCTCAGGGAACAACTGCTTGCGCATCTCATCGTTGAAGTTCCTAGCATCCGGAACGACGCCAACAGCCACTTCTCCAACAAAGATCTCAGCCACGGCCAGTCATCTCCCTGTAACGCTGCATGGCCTCCTCATCAGACAACTCTCGGAGGCGTGGGTCAATGGCCTTGATCTCCTCAACACTCATCTGCCTACGTCGTTTCCCGGCCTGGACGCCAGGTCGCGGAATAGGCTCCGGCCTCGGCACCTTGCCCTTGGAATGCGACTGGGCGTACATCCACGACAGATTCCTAACCTCGTCAATGAGCGTGGCTAGCAAGAACTCAATGGAGGACCATGGCGCTCTCTTCGGGTCACCTACACGACGCTTCTCGAGCTCATCCTCCGGAATGCTATTCCGAACAGCAGTCGAGGTAGCACTCTCCGGCGGAAGCTGGCCCACCAGAACCGAAAAACGACGCCAGGTAAGTCCACTCCTAGGCCGGAACAGGTCTATGAAGTTGACGCCAAAGTAGCGCTGCAGATCAGCCTCTAGCTCCTCCGGGAACGTCTCGACGAGCCAGAGGACTTTCTCGATTTCCCCAGGCCGAGCCTAGAAGACCGCGCGCACTGAGTGACGATGGCCTCCATCTCGAAAAGCCGAAGTTCGGCATTCTGCCAGACCTTCAGTTCCTTCTCGTCGAGGATGACCTCCTGCGCCCAGGTGTCGAAGTCGCCGTTCATCATCGAGCGATACGCGGTGGCCGTCCAGTCACCGGCATGCATGATGTGGACGATCTTGCCGTCGATCCTGACGGTGGTTGACTTCCCGACTGCCTCAGCACGAAGCTGATCCTGCATCTCATCAAGGTCGATATCAACCTCGACATCGGCCTCATCCTGCGGCTCCTGCTCGACTGGTCTCAGAGCAGCCGCATCCTTGTTCGCCATGTCTGCTCCGATCAGGTGAAGTAGGCTGCGATGGTTACGCCAGAACCAGTGAAGTTGATGTAGCGCTTGGCCACGCCAGTGACCGGGGAGGCCTGGTTGATGGTGCCGGGGTAGAACGAGAGCGTGAACTGCATGCTCTCAACGTCGGCCTGCTGCTGCTGATCGTCGCCACGCCCCGTCACCTTGACGTTGGGCGCAAACAAGCGCTGCTTCTTGGTACCATCGATGGCATCGAAGACCATGGAGTACCTGTTGTCGGCCGGAGGATCGGGGATGACGTAGCTGGCGATGAGAGTGGCGGTGGCCGGCTTCAGCGGGCTGGTTGCGACCGGGAACACAGGGACATCGTCGTACAGCGCACGGACGTAGGGATTCATCGCTTCCAGGCACGTAACCTGTGCAGACTTCTGTCCGCCGGTCAGAACGGTCCTGATGGACGAGAGGGTACCGGCCGCACCGATGTCCTTGGTGGTCTCGTCGTTCTTGAAGATGTAGCCGGAAACATCCAGCCATCCGAGGCAGCGCCATGCTCCGGCCGTCAGGGTGCTAAGATCCTCGAATCCGACAGGGACTCCAGCCGTTGCGATGCTGGGAACGGCGACGTATGCCACCACGTCACCTGCGGCGAATAGTGCTGAGTTGTTCTTGACTTCGGCCGTCATGTTTTCGTCTCCTTACGACCTAGATCATATTTTCTGTGGCAAGGTACGCACAAAGCACGATAATTGCCTGCATCATACTTATCTGTGCCGTGTATATACGACCATTCCTCAGCCTGCCCGCCACATATGCAGACATGAGTTTTGGCTCTTCCCCTTTCGTCGTTAATCCTCCTGTGAAGCTGAGTACGACCCACATCACCACCTTTCCAGTTGTGACTCTTATCGCGCCAGAAATAACTATCTGAGCCAGAAGGCTGTCTGAAACACAAGAAGCAAAGCCCTGACTTATTGCGGCCCCTGATCTTGTTGCCGCATCTACAAAGTCTAGCGCTACGAGGCACGAATAAACACCTCGTACGTTGCTCCATACCTAATGATTGACTGATTGTCAGTTGGCAGCCAGCGTGGGCCATTGATGGTCGCAACTCTCTGAATCACGCCATTCGTGGTAGTCGTACCAGCAAGCGAGAGGAGCGCTGCCTGAATCGCTCTGCCCGCAGTACTGGCATCCGCCTCGCCAGTTGGCGAGAAGACATCGATGTCCACAATTGGACGGTCCCAGCCGATGTTACGATTTGCACCACTAATACGCTTGATACGAGCCGTGGTCTGGGTTATCTGGGCCGGCAGACTGGTGCAAAATCGGTAGCTAGAGAACTTCGAGCCGAGCACGCCGAGCAGTTCAATCTCAGCATCCGGGAATGCAGCCAGGTTCGTCATATGCGAATCTCCGTGGCTGCTCGGAGCATGGTGTGGTACGGCTCTCGGCCTTCGGTGCCAAACTCAACATACAGAGCCTCTGGCGCGAAGTTCGTTACGATCGCCTCAGCCCGGTCATGCGTCGCACCGCCATGCCTATGCGAACGGGTACGAAAACTAGCCTTGTAACGGCCAGCATGTGGGTCACTGGGTGGGCCGACCGGAGCTATAGCCTCAGCATGGTTCCTGATCATCTGGGCAACCAAGTCCATAGCACCTGCCATGAATCCAGAGTCGAGCATGTCGGCCATGCCCCGACGACTCACGGTGTACTTGGCCGTCATACCGTGCTCCCGGTCACTAGCCTGCCATGTACCTCGATATAGCTAGTGGTACCTGAGAATGGCGACTTCTGCTGCACAGGCTTACCCTGAATCTCGTAGGTATTGCCGTCCGGCAGCGTCATCCGGTCATATGCCGTAGGATCCGAACCGTCGGGCATGTACACAGTAGCGTCTGATACGACCGTATCCGTTCCTTCCACGTTCTCAGTACTGGCCCCATAGGTAACGGCGCAGCCGGTCACTTGAATGGCATTGTCGCTGTAGACATCATTGCCCCTGGCATCCTGGCTGGTAACGGTTCGCTGATGTAGCGTCACCGTCTGGCCTAGCGGCAGCGTCGTCAATGGCATCAGGACCCCAGCTGGATCGTGCTGTACTTACCGCCACGGAAGTCGTCAAGCGCTGTCAGGTCAGCATCCTTCAGTGCGGCGCTGATTCCACCGCCCGTTCGCTGCAACCTGTAGCTGTAGTTACCTACGGTCTCTCCGATAACACCGGCCGCCATTGTCGGCGCGGTGAGCACGGATATCACAGCAGTGCAAAGGATAGAGATGGCAATCTCTGGAACGACCGAAAAGCCATGATCGTAGTTGACCCGGAAGGTGCTGCTGAACCAGCCTATGTCATACCAGTACTCCGGCAGGTTGATGATCCCCGAGTAACCTGGATCAGCAACGGTGATCTCATCGATGCTGTCGAAGACATACCAGAAGACGTTGATGTTCGGAATACCGGGCGCACCTGAAATGGCTACGACCGAATTGACAGCCTGAACAGGCCGATATGGCAGCTTGATAACTCCACCGCTGGCCTTGATATCGACAACGTCGCCCGGATGGCTCTCGAAGTCCTTCCTTGCATACTGACGGATAAACGCACTCCCGTCAAACAAGAGTGCGTCTATCCGTCTAGCCTCTTGCGTTGTCAGGCTGCGCCCCAACCGAGCTTCCACATCAGACTGATTCGCCAGCGGTGGGAGCGTCACGCCCTTCTCCTGTCACTCGTCGGGCTTGTACCGGCTAGCTCAGCCCTCCTGCTCCGGCGTCTGCTCCGGCGCAGCACCCTCCTCGCTCGGAGTCCGCAGCTCCTTGACGTTGCGACGCAGCTGAGCTGCGCTGATACCCTTCTCCCTGAGGAAGTCCTCGTAGTCCGCAGCCTGCGACGCCGCAACAGCGTGCATCTGCTTGACATGCTCAACGGCCGCCTCGTCGCTCAGACCCGAGATGCTGGACGGGTCGAAGCCGGTGTACGCACCGGCCGTTGCGTAGGACGTCATCTGAGTCAGCGCCGCAGCGGTGATCGGAGCCGTCGCAGTCGTCGGCAGAATTGCACCGAACGGCCAGCGGGCCGTGATGCTGGAAGCCGGGTTGAGGACCGTCACCGGGTTGACGACAGCATAGGCGAGCCGCATGACCATCCGCATGGCCACGGCGTCCTGCTGCATCAGGTTCAGGATGACCTTGCCGGAGTCATTCGACACGACACCTTCGGTGAACATCTTGAAGCTGATGTCCTGACGGACGCCGACCATCGACTTACTCCAGTCGCCGAGCAGCAGCTCGGCACCGGTCGACGTAGCGTTCCAGGCACCGTTGTCGATCTCGGCAAGCTGACGGCCGTACAGCCTGCCATTGGCGTTGCCGTCGCCACCCTGCATGTCCGGCTCGTAGATCGGCACACCCTGCGCCGACCGAATGCCGACCAGCTTCCAGCTGAGCCCAGGCATGGCTGCTGCGCCTGCCGGATTGTATCCGGCCTGCACGATCTTCTGCGCCAGGTTCGTAACGTCCACGCCATAGTCAACGCCGGTGCCGGCCTTCACGACCTGCAACGTCTTCTTGGCGCCGACGAACACCGACTCACCCCAGGTGGCCGGCTTGTTGAGACCGAACAGGACGGCATTGTCGATGAGGGCACCTGCCGACTCGACCATGCGCGGCTGCACGGCCGACCAGATCGGCATGTCAGCGTCGTCCAGGTACGCCTGCGGGATCGGAACGATGGTGGCCAGTTCCTCGACCACCAGGACCACGTTCTTCCATCCCTGGAAGGTGGTCTGCTTCATGCCGGTGTCGCCGGAGACCCAGTAGCTGACGGGCAGGATGTCCAGCACAGGAATACGCTGGGTCTTGCTGGAGAGAGTAGTCCGCTGCATCAGGCTGAGCGCAGCCGACTTGCGCGGCAGCTCCTCGATGATCGACGTCGACAGGGGCTCCGGGACGAGCGCATCCGCCTGCCCGGAAGTCCTCGAGATCGACGTGTTGTATACGTTCGTCACGTTGAACCTCTTTCAGCGCAACGACCCTTATCGCTGCGCGCGATTAGTAACCTCGAGATTGACTGACCATGTCACGGAACCACTCGTCGCTCGTCACCGGCTGGGTGCCGTGCTGTGGGCTAGTTCCGCCTGCCAACGACTCCACCGGACGGCCAGACGCACGGGCTGCTCCTGCAGCAGTTGACGCGGTACCACTCTGGCCATTTCCCGGCCACGTGTACCCCATCGCCTCCACCGTCTGCCTGGCAATCGCCATGGCCTCGGCCCTGATCGTGCTGGATAGCATCTCGGCACGCTCTCCGATCTCCTCGGCCGTTCCGGTTCCGAGAAGGTCAATCAGGTCCACTGGAACGTCGTGAGTTGCAGCCGCCATGATCCGCGCATGCATTCCTCGGGCTTCATCGCGCTCGCGCTCTGCCGCTTGCTGCGCTTCCTGGGCACGCTGTAGTTCCGTCTTGTTGGCGTCCTGCTGCTTCTGCCATTCGGCTGCTGCCTTGGCATTGTCCTTGGCCCTAGCCTCGTGCTTCCTGGCCTGGGCCTTCCAGTGCGCCAGCTGAGCGGCCAGGTCCTCCTGGCCGCCATCGTCGCTGCCATCCGCAGCCCCAGACGTTGCGCCATCAGGCTGGGCAGCTGGGTCCTGGCGCTGGCCGTCGCCTTGCGGCTGACCAGCGCCATCGCCCTGGGAGCCTGCCGTTCCGGCTGGCTCCCCGGCTGCTGAATGCGACATATCGGTTCCTCTCCTACGATATAGCGCGAATCTTAGCTGATCGCGCCTTTATGACAAAGCCTACCGGCGCAATATCTAGAAATGCGCCAGTAGGTAGGCAAATGATGCGGCTGGCCCCACGAACAAGAGGATGTATGCCGCCAAATCTGATTTCTTCATGCTCAGACTGCTCCTATTTCCATCACCCATGTGTTGGCCGTCCTCAGTTTCCCGCTCTTTACAACGTCCATACGCGCCCACGAAACTCCAGAGACGCCATTGTCTGCAGCCGGTATAGACACAGTAGCCTTACCAGGATTCGTGACCTGATCTGGATCGATAACAACAGAGTACGATCTGGCAGACGGATCAGTATCAGGCACATACTTGCCCTTCTTACGAAGAAAAGTCAAGGTACACCCGGTCAATACGAACGGCGCATTCCCATTGCTAGGATCAGTGACCTTGAAGGTCAGAACGATGTCGTTATTCTGCGGGAATGCCAGAATACTACCGTCGTCAGCCACCTGTAACCTCCGCACTAAGTATGTCGGTTTGCACGCCAGCCGACAATCCATCAATGGAAACGATAGCCGACAATCCATCAAGGAGAACGACAGCCTTCACATGGAAATCTGGCACACCGGCAAATGCAGCGGCCACGCCGACGATAGACAGAGAGCCAGAGGCAACGGCATTAGCCCTTGCCATAACAGACCCGACGATTGCCATAGTTGCAATAGCAGTCGCCTGAACACCTGCCTGTGCCGAGCCAGTAATAACCAGTATGCCAGACGCTAGTATAGCCACCCTGGCTGTGGCCACACCGGCAATAGCAAGGGTGCCTGCTGCAGATACGGCAGCCTGTGCCGTGATGTTAGTGCCGACAATAGACAAAGATCCGGCTGCATTATTGCCGGGGCCAATTGCCGTTCCGTTTATTGCCAGCGACCCCACTGCTGCAGCTGCAGCCTTGGCGGTAACCGTTCCAGTTATCGCCAACGATCCGGCCACGACAGATATCTGCCATGCCGCTGTTCCGTTTATTACCAGTGATCCGGACGCCACAGCCACGGCCACAGCCGTAGCAGTTCCGGATAGACTCAGCGAGCCAGAGGCAGTGGCCCTGGCTACAGCCACGGAAGTGCCAGAGATATTCAGCGAACCAGAGACGGCCGTAACAACATCCCCTGGCGGACCCGTGCCGGCTAGGCTGATCGAGCCACTAGCGACAGCCGTAGCCACAGCCAAAGCTGATCCTGTAAGACTTAGTGACCCGGCCAAAGCTATCGGAGCAGCTGCAGCAGACGTCCCGGCAAGGTTCAAGGATCCAGATACGGCAGGGATCAGAGCCCCAGGCGGACCAGTTCCGGATATGCTTATACTTCCCGCTACAGCTGATATCTGCCAGGCAGCCACTCCAGAGACGTCCAGATTGCCTGCAGCCGTAACTGGAGCCGCACCGATAGCCGTACCAGAGATATTCAGGTTACCCGACGCAGTAGCAGTAACTACACCTGTAGGGGCACCAGGGATTATTGGCGGCCACGACATGAATGGCGGGCCTCCGGGCATACCGGGCAACCCAGGCAACCCGGCTAGCAGGTAAGGCGTCATTAGCGGTGGCGGACTCACCTGCACCGGGGACAGGGTGATGATGACGGCTGTCCACGTCGAAGCAACTATGTTCGCTGTGCCGACCAACGGAGATGTGCCCTGCGGGAAACAGTCACCGACCGTCAGGAACGGGCCGGGACCTATGGACGGGCCGGGGCTAAACCCGCCGAGCCAGTTCGAAGGCGCCCCACCAGCGGTGCCATCAGTGATGCCCAACAGTGCCCATTCACCCGGTGCGTACAGCGATTGCGTAGTCACCCCCGGCGTGGTGCCCGAGCCCAGATCGGCCATCACCAACTGGTCCACGGCGCACACGCTAGCCATCCCAGGACAGCCCCGGACAACCATATTTTTGACCGTGGCTGTGCCAGCGAACGTTGCCGTTACCGTACCCGTTCCGCTGGCCATCGGTCGAGCGTTCTGCGCCACAAACACGGTCAGGTTAGGAGACCGGTTGGTATCCTGCGCCACCTGTCGCCAGTCGTTTCCAGCCGAGTCGCTGAACCCGTTGCCTGCTGTCGCCTGGCTGTTAGAAGAAACAAACGCCACCAGCGTATCACCCTGTGCCACGTCGTGGGTGATTGTCTTCTGGAACGACGACGACCCAGCGGGCTGCGAGTCGGACGCCAGCGCATACGAAGGCGGCGGTGGCCCGGGTTCCTGCGGGTTCTGGGTAAACGGCGCGGCCCCGGGCATTCCCGGGCCGGTGGGCAGCCAGGCGGGCTGAGCCGTAGCTGCGGCAACGGCAGCGACGGCGGCAGACTTGACGACCAGCGTGACAGCCTGGCTATTACATGCCACTGCCCCGGATGATGGGGTGATAGTCGCCGTCTGCGTAGCCGTAGCCGCATTGCTGGTAAGCGCCAGGCTGGCGATCATCAGCCCGGCGTCAGTAGCGCCGACCTGGGCGGTGCTCGCCTGAGCTACCAATGTCATCCCGGCCGGGGCGGTGAACGTCATGGCCACGTTCGCCGTGGTCGGGTCGCCCGCGCCGAAGAACGTGAGCAGCAGGTCATCGGCCCCGTTGGGGGTGACCGAGTTCGCCACCGGGCTGTTGGTCGCCGCCGACTGGGCGGCCTCCGAGGGGGTGACCGAGTCTTCGGGGGCAGCAGTGTCAGCGCCCACCGCCGCCACGGAGATGGCGGCGATGCGCCCTGAGACCACGGTGATGGCCAGCGGATCGGCATCACCGGCCTGCATCACCCGGCGGAGAACAACCTGGCAGGTGTTGGTCTGCCCCACTGGATTGAACACGGGCGCAACCGCAGTCCATCCGGCCGGAGTAGTAACACCCGCACCGGTACCGCGATTCTCTATCCCGATGTAAACGACATCACCGGGCTGCCACCCAGTGGGCATCGCAATCGGGAAAGAGGTATCGCTAGCAGCGCTGGTGTATGTAGGCGTACTGGCACGGAGAGTGGCAACCATGGGCGCCCTCCTAAGCCGGAAAGGGCTACCCGGCCAGTTCGACGTTCATGTGCTCGCAGGTCAGCGACACACTGCCGGTGATCATATTCATCATCCGGTAATGAAGTTCACGTCAAGATCAGGAATTCCTGACACTGACTGAAGGCTGTCCACCAGCGACTGCCTAATCTTCTGAACTGGGTCACCGTAGGCAAAAATCACCTGAAGGGCATACCTGGCCTGCGTACCGTCTGCTGCCAGTACACAGGCGGAAGCGCTGGCTTCTGGGCTCGGGCCATTGGCGAACACGTCATTAATGACGATGTAACCCTGCGTATTAGCCATTTACGGAACTCCCTATCCGATTAGCTCAGCAGTTAGATGCTCGCACGCCAATGACGGTGTTCCTGTTATCGCCGAGAAGGTGGCGCCGATCAGCAGATTCTGCTGAAGGGTCGAGTTGAACGACAGCAGCCGCCCCGCATAGGTGCCGGGAATCGCCTGCGGCGTCCCGAACGCGGTCAGCGAGCTGGGCGGCAGGATGTGGCCGCGCCCGGCAAGCTGCCCGGCCGTAGCCGCCGCAGGCGTGGACAGCGCCCGGCAGTCAGCCTCGTAGTTCAACTCCCACGGACCCTGCGTAACCGATGCAGGCAGCGGCATGGCCCCAGAGATTGCCAGCACCAGCGCCGACGCGATCGCCGTCGCTGGCGCGGCCAGGTATAGGCCAATCTGCAATGTCGGAGTCGCAGACCCAGAAGTACACCAGCCGTGCGCCTTGACCCGCAGCCGCATCCCCTTTTCCCAGATCGGAGGAATCAGCGGCGGCTCGGTGCCAGGGGTGATGTCCACCAGCGCGGCGGTGGAAGCGGTGGCCCCGTCTGCGAAGCCGAGGCTTGGCCCGACGGGGTAGGTCCAGCGAACAGACATATCGTTCTCCTCCTCAACTAGCGGTAAAGCTGATTGCGCCAGATGCAACGGTAATCGATGCCGCCGTGACAGACGATCCCAGGGGAGCACCGATACCATAGGTGCCTGCACCATAGGTAGCTGACGACCATCCTGCTACGTGCGTAACAGCAACGGTACCTAGCGTCGAGAACGTCAGCGCCGACGAGTTGGTCTTAGCCGATCCCGCCGACGATGAGCTCCACGCCGTTGTCTGTCGAGCGTAGGAGCCAGAGTTAGCATTCTCCGAGGTACCGGTTGTACCAGGCGTAGCAGTATGCAGCGCCACGGCCGCCATCAGGTTGACAGCGCCTGTTCCGGCACCAGTACCCGTGGCATCCTGCGCATTGAGAGCCTGGCTCTGTCCTGCAGTTCCAAGCAGTGCCATGACTTAGGCGTCCTCTCGCTTCAGCACGCCGCACGAGTCGGTGCAGGTGTGCACGAACGGAATCGATGGGTCGTGATGCGGGTGTCCGTACTCTTCGTGGTAAACGCCGATGAGATGCGCGAGTTCACCGCCGTGCTCCGGCGAGGCAACTTCGATCACCTGATCGGATACGTCGTATTCCGTACCGTCCGAGGTCGTCATCTTCCCGTAGACTGGACCGGTAACGAGCACGTGCCCGTCCGACACGTAGTCGAAGTGCGGGGTACCGTCCTCGTTCTGTCCGAGGTATGTCTTAGTGATTGCCATTGCTATCCCTTCTTCTGTTCGGACATCGCCTGTTCTACTCCAGGTGCATGGCCCGGCCATCCGCCTGTGGCTCTCTTGTGCAGGTTGGCGCACAGTCCCTTGACGACGCCTGGCCCAACATACTTGCCAAGCTCGACGACGCAACGATCGAAGTCGCCCGGCACACCCCAGCGAATCTTGGCCGCTCCAGCACCCTCGGCCCAGTACTTCATCAGGCGCTCCGTAGATGAGACATCCTGAGGAGTTACCTCCCTACCGGCGACCATCTAACTACCTCCGGTCGTCAGGCTGCCGTCGCTTGCCCAGGTATCCGGAATGTCGGACGACCATCCTTTCTTTCTGGCTACGCCAATGATATATCGCCGGACCTTAGCGCGCTCCTCCGGCGTATTCGGACGCGCCCTACCTACGGCTGCTATTGCAGCCTGGAGCGTTCCCGGTCCAGGTCCACGCCCATTAATAGGGAACCTAGGGCTGTCCGATTCGTTGCTGCTGCTGGGCGCCATCGCCTGTCCGATTTTCTTCAAACGCTGGCGTGCTTCCGCTGTCAGATCCGATGCCGCCATTCTGGTTCTCCCAATGTTGCTGCCAGGCTTTCCTGGCATTAGCTCCTGCCTTGCCTTTGGTCACCTGCTGCCACTGCTGGGCCAGTTCCCTGCTCTGCTGCAACAGCTCCTGGCCCTGGAACAACGGCGCAGCCGTACAATTGCAATGATCATGCGCGCGGAAGTCAGCGCTCTTCTGAGACTTGTAGACCGCGCCGCGACCAGCCAGCATGGAGCAGAAGCTGCAGGCATTCCCGGAAATGATACGCTCCCAGCCATTCGCCTCCGGATCCACATGAACGGCATCAACGATTGTCTGTCGGCCGCCCTTGAGCGCCAGCCTAGCACCGGAGGACTGGAGCGAAAGGTCAGCCGCATCCGAAGCAAGCTGGGGATCTTCCAGCGTCGGCATCATCTGGAAGAAGTGCCCTATGCCCTGGCTGTCCACAACCCTCTCAAGCTCACGCTGCGGAAGCCTGGCCATCGCCGTCGATCTGTGTCCAAGATCGGCCAGCACTCGCATCTGCTCATACGACTTAGCAGAGTCCGCCGCAGAGGCCTGGAAGTACTGTCTCACCAGACTCAGCACGATATCGCGGATGCTGGCCCAGCTGTCGGCCATGCGGGCTGGATCGATATGCCGAGCCCACAGCGCCGAGATCGCCCGGCTGGCCGCCAGGCCGATAGCCATCTGCCTCTGCCGGTACAGGACGGCAAGCTGGGCCAGCGTAACCTGGCCAGGGAGCACCAGCGTCCTGGATGCGATTGGATCGGACATCAGGGTCGCCGGAAGCGTCCGGGTAGGTACGGGTATGGGTCGACCAGGCTGAGCCAGCCTATTTCCCGTCCCAATCGCAGGCGTCGTCATTGCGGTGGCTTACCTCCCGGTCCCCGGGCGGTCGCCGGGCTGCGAGGCTGGGCCTGGCCGCCGGGGATGCCTGGCAAAGCCTTCTGCTGCGATTGTGCGCCATTTTGCAAGCCTGGCTGGCCTGGGCCAGCCGGTTGCCCACCCTGTGGCGGTGGATACGGCGAGAGCAGCTGCTGCGTCTGCACGGCCATGGCAACCCTGGCCGCCTCCTGGGCGGTCGCCTCAGCCTCAGCACGCGCCTTGGCCTCAAGCCAGGCTTCGATGTCATCAGCCGTGACGCCAGGTATGCGCCGCCAAAGTTCCTCGACCGGCACACCCAGCATCTGGGCAACCTTGGTGAGCCCATCAACGGTGGCGGCGAAGGACCGGGCACTGGTGTCGCGCCACACCACGATGCCATTCATGTCTGTCCAGCCATCATTGTCATCAACAGCCTTAGACATCAGCCGGAAGCAGTTCCTCCAGCTGTCGGTGAGCATTGACTGTTCTTCCTCGATCTTGCGGTCTAGGCCATCCCTGGCGGCTGCAAGTGCTTCTGCGGACAGGTTGGCGATCTGCCCGAGCAGGTGATATGGCGGCACCTGCGACACCGTGGACATATGCCGAATAGCTGCCTCACGCGAGTCAATGTAGGGCTGCAACGGTGAGACGTCAAACTCCCCGAACTTGGTAGCAGGATCATCGCTAGCCCAGATACGGTCGATGCCCGGTCGAAATGGCTCGGTCGACCTACCCTGCTCATCCTCGGAGGCCATCCCGCTCACCCAGCGCTGGCGAAAGGCAGCGAACTGGGTCGTCATCATCTCGTTGAAGGTGAAGAAGTTGATCTGGTCCTGGATGGCAATGAGCGGCTCAACCTCGCCGGCAACATCCTCGCCGTCCAGGTCGTCCTCATACAAGAACCTGACCACCGGAACGAGACCCATGTTGTGGGCAGCGACTGGAGCCTTGCCGTCCAGATACGGGTCGCCATCCTCAGCAAGCTGCAACGGCGCAGTGTTCTCGCCTGGCACGCCGGTGAGGATATAGCGATTCTGCTCGTCATAGATGGTGACGATGATGCGACGCTTGCCCACGACAGCAGGGTCATAGACATCAAGACGCTCCATGGCAACCTGCGGCCATTCATCATTCACCGGATCAGTGTACAGCGCCACCATCCTCCGCGCGCTGCATGCTCGCATCACCGGAACATTCTGTATCTCCTGTCCAACAGCCATGGATCCAGGCAGGACGACAACGTACGAGATCCCATGCTTCATCACCGCACGGTGGACGCCATGCTGCCGGCTGACGAAACGGTTCGCCCGGAATGCATCCCATTCCGGCACCGAGGCTTTCGCCATATCGGCCGTCGTGGCGCCAGAGCGCCGGTAACCATCAACGTGCAGGTTCTGGCTGATAACGGATGTTACCAATGGCAGGAAGTTTCGCTTGGAGCGCGCCATGAGCCAGCGATACTCAGTGCTGGCACCCTTGGGCGCGAATGGCGGATCCGGCCGGTTGCGCATGTACTTGTCTATCCGTCGCAGGCGCGCCTGGTCGCGCATGTGAGTGTTGATGAGGGCTCCGGCAACCTTGGCGAGATCCGGCTGGTCTATGATCACAACTTCTCCTACGACACCGGGCCATAGTAATCACCCGGACGCTCGATCTCATTGAAATTGCTGACACGCCTGCCGATCATCATATCTAGCTCCAGCTCCAGACTCGTCCACCCTTGGCTGGCCTGCCAGCCTTGGCCTTGCGCTCCTGCCATGGCTTGCTGCTAAGTACCAGTCTCCGCGCATGGCGCACGATGATCTGGGCAACATTGCCATCTATCTTGCGCACAGATTTCGGCGCTTCCTTAGAGATGCTGATACCCCAGCGATTCGGCGCACGGCGCGAGTTGATGACGTGCTTACCTAGCAGACTGGAGCCATCGTGCTCATACGCACCATTCTCGATCTCCTTCTGTACCATCTCGCAGGCGGCGGTGAACTCGCCCACGTGGCTGCGCATATCCCAGGCGATAGGCTGTGGATCCCGGCCGCCAGGCACGGCCCAGACACGCTCCTCCAGGATCTCCATGTACTTGGCGCGCCAGGCAACCTTGGTGCTCTCCTCCCATTCTTTGACGTCGGCGAAGAACGCCCAGACGTCCCAGCGGTCGAATGCCATGTCAAGTGCAGCCTCAACCTCGTGGATAGGAATGGGGATCCTGCCGCCACGCGCATCTCTGGTCTCCCATATGCCGATCTCGAACACGAATCCCGTGAGAATCTCGCAGCCGATTAGCGCCGTGGCGTCATCTACCCGGCTGCCATCGAACCCGAGCGTAATCGGCGCACCGTCGGGAAGATGGTGCGCTGGAGCGGCCATGGCGCGCCATTGCTCCGGCAGGACCCAGGCATCCTCGGCAGCTTCTGGCCAGTTCAGGTAGAAGCGCTTGGTAACGTCCAGCGGAGTGCGCGGACTAAGGATGGCCTCGACGATGTCCTCAACGTTCACCCAGTAGGCGTCGCCATATGCAAACTCAACAGCGCTGCGAATGCTGCCTACATCTTCCCAGTCGACATTCGGCGGAGCCTGCCTGGCATCGTAGAGGATCTTCTGCTCACCCTTGAGCCTGCCCTCTTCCTGCGCGACCCAAGCCTCGAACGTACTCTCAGCAACAGAATCCTTACCGGGTATCCAGGCATTACTGGTCTCAAGCAGCCTAGAGCCTGACTTCCGCGCATTGCGGTCCATAGCCTCTGCAAGATCAATTCCCCCATTGACACTGTAGAAACTCTCCGTCTGATCTAGGATCCCGAACGTCACCAGTGCGCCTTCGGCAGTTGTCGGACTGCTGGTGATGATCATCAGCTGTCCGCCGCCCGGCACATGGAAGACTGTCTTGCCGGTATCAACTTCATAGTCATCCCGTATGCGGGACTTCTTGGGCACCATTGCCCGCACCATTCGCATGGTGTTGATGTTAGCCTGGTCATGCGCGGTTGCGGCTATCTGGACGAGCGGCATCCCAACACGTCGCCCGACCACATGGTCGCACCCGGAATGAGTCCGACATCCCACGCACAGCCCGTCATTGTCGCACCAGCCAGCGAATCGTACTGGTGCAAGCAACTCAATCAGGCCCATCACCGCAGCGAATGGCGATTTGCCGTATCCCTTGGCGAAACGGCGCACGCCGTGCGTGTATATCCACCGTGCATTGTCAGACAGGCTGTACCACCACAGTATGAACCTTGTCTGCGACTCCACAAACTCCCAGGCCTGGCCGGCATTCTCACCATCCGGCTGCTTGATGTACGTGGACGCCCAGTTAATGGCCTCCCAGCCCAGCGTTAGCTCGGGAATGCCATCCGGTAGCGTGACCATGCGGTCACGCGGAGATATCAGCTGCCGTATTGTCATTGCATCTCTCGCAGCTTCTCATACAGTTTCAGCAATGCCTCTCTGTCCCTCTGATCGGCCGCAGAGCTCGGGGCACTACGACCCTTGAGTCTTGCAGACTGAGACCTATGAGCAGCACGGTCCTCAATCTTCTTTATCTGCTCCTGAAGTTGTTGCCTCATGGTGATGGCCAGTCCGGATGGTATTGAAGAGGCACGGCTAGCGGCACTGCCACCTTGCTTTGCGCGCACCGAGGAGACAGGTGCATCCTGCCTGGCACCACCCTGATCCCTAGTAGCCTGGATGTACGATGTCGTCGGATGTTGCCCTCCCTGCCTTGGAGGCTTATATGTCGGAGGTTCCTGAGCAGCCCGGTTCTCATGGGTTAGAGCTTCTTCTCTCCCTCCAGTACTCCTAGCCTGCTGAGCTAGTACCGCCGTCTCAGCGATCTTATGCGAGTCAGTTGTCGGATTGCCATATACATCACGGCCACCTTTGCCGGCCAGGTAATCGTGATGTGCCTTCAGAGCCTGGCCGGATGTCAGTCTTGTTCCTGTTCCGGACGTTCCAGCGCCGTGCTCGCGGCGAATCACTGCACGAGCGGCATCCTCATGGCTCGCGTACTGGCGCGACTCACCACCGATCTTGACGTTCACCGCCCCGGATCGGTGCCGGCGAACCTCCACACCCTTGATGCTGGTGCGATTGCCATGGCCACCTTTGGGCAGCTCGCCTATCGCGTTGGCGACGGTCGTGTGATCAGCCTCCGACAGCTTCTTGATAGCCTGGGCCAGCTTGGTCCACTTACCGCGCGGGTCACGTGCCTCGCTAGGATCGAATGCCATGCCTCACCGGATCCAGTAGATGCCTACGCCTGGGTCTTCCATATCCTTGTTTGCGATCTCGTATGTCGGATACAGATCCCTGGTCTCATTCCACAGCCGCCGTGGGCCCTCGAATTCCGGGCCGGGGAATCGTAGGTGCAGGTTGATGTCATGCAGGCCGATGATGCCGTGCTCGACAAGCGATACTGCCCATTCGAAGTCTGACTTGGCCGTAAACCAGTCATGCCCGCCATCGATGAACATGAAGTCCACCTGTGTCCCGCCGAGCCGCTGGGCCGTCCTGGTATGGACGTCAGGGCTGGTGCTATCGCCGTAGATCATGCTGGCTCCATGCGAATGGAACTGGCCAGGAGCAGCCTCCATCGTCACGGCCAGGACGTTGGGCACAACCTGGCGCCAGGCCCACAGCGAACCACCCGTGTACGAGCCAATCTCGATCATCGTGCGCACACCGGCCTGCTTCACCAGGTCCAGCAGCACGGCGAACTCCCACCCATCCTGGAGCGCACCGTAATCACGCACAGCCCTAGTAGCAATGTCCATTGCCGTCGGATCAGTCAGGAGGTAGTCGTCAGCCGTCAGCATCGGGCATCACCAATCCAAGACGACCCTTCCACGAGATTACCTGTCGTGTGGCACGCGCCTTATCCTGGTCCACTTCTCCTTCGGTGGTCAGCTCAATCCGCGCGCGCTTCCTGTCGATCTCTGTCACGCCCAATCGCTCGCTCATCCTGTTGAATGTCACCAAGATCTGGCCGTTGCCGGTCTGGATGAAGCGATTGTAGGTGTCGGCGGCCAGCACGGCCGTTGTCCAGTCGCTTGGCTGCCAGAGCGATGTCTGGCCGGAGACCCTGAGGCTGTTGTACCATGACCGGACGATGGGCTTCCAGCGTGGGTCAGCCTCAGGGATGTGCGGCACAGGCATGCGCCTGGCCTTAGTGGTGCTGAGATAGCGTGGGTCCTCATGCTCGACGCTGCCATGCCCCATACGCTCCTCGGGCAGCTTCTTGCTGACCCTGCCGCTGCCTGGTCCGCCCATCACGCCTCCCAGCGCTGAATGGCGTCCATCATCGTCAGTTCAGTCGCCACTGTATTGCCGTATTGGCCGGTTGTGGCATTCGCAGCCACGCGGTAATAGCACCACATCACCAGCTTCTTTGGAAGGTGCCATGCCATCCACATGACAGCCTTCTCCTTGCGCTTGGCCAGCAGGTATCGCCTGTCCAGCCAGAGGTATCTCAGCCTGCACATAGCGTCAGGCGACCGAGATGACGCCACCGATCCCCGGACCCGGCGTGCCGGTGCCCAGGGTGATGACATTGTACCGGATCCAGCGAATGGGGATGTGGCATCCAAGCACGCTTACCGGCTTGGCCCCCAGGGTCCGCCCGACCGGCGTCCAGGTTGCGTTGTCCGGGCTGACCTCCATCTGCATGACAGTGTCGGGCGAGTAGGCTGTGGGGACCAGGCTCAGGTTGCTGAATGCGCTCCCTGCGCCCAGGTCGATGGCCGTTCCGACGCCAGTCGCGGTCTTGTAGCCGGTGTGATTGGGGCTAGGCATGTCGTATTCTCCTGCTCCTACTTGATTCCCTGGAGACACCAGCTGCACGCGCACATGTCGCCATGCAGGACTGGTATCGGCCCATCGTTGATGCTCAGGATTTTCTTGTCCGGACCATTGCTGAAACTGTTACCCTTGCCCATGATGCCCTCCTTATGCGGTTTCGGTGACGACGATCTGGGTCTGGTAGACGACTGCCGCTGTTCCTGCGCCAATCGTAACCAGGTCGATGGTACTGGGCACGTTCGCCTGGATGATGTACGTGAACAGCTGCTGCTGGTTCTGGATTGGGTCGACAGGCACCGCCCACAGGACTGCACCTCCCAGCCGGAGGTTGATGTTCGCAGCATCAGCTGCGGCCGGGGCAGCGCCAGTGAACGATGCGTAGACATCCACGCGATAGGTGCCAGGATTGACGAAATCGGCCAAGGTCGCCAGTACTGCTGCCGCACCTGGCGCGGTGACCCTGGAAACAGCACTTGCATTTGGCTGTGGCATCGTGCTGGCTATCCTTTCCTGTGCAGTTTGCAGACTGTGGTTCTACGGGCAGTTTCCTGCAGCCT